GAAGAGTTCAATGTCATACTGGGGTAAAGGTATGTCAAGGAGATATGTTGACATCATTGATCCCAAAACCAGAGTTAGTTTTTATAAAGCTTTTGGTATTACCCCAACACAACAGCTCAACCTCGAGGAGTATTATCGACATTGTAATATTCGCTACACCGATATGAAGCTCTATCCTTCTGAAACAAGTGATTGTTTCAATCAATGGTATTAGCAACTGGGCGATTGTTTGCCGTTAGCAAACACTCTTGTTGAGTATAATCACACCCTATCTGGGTTACGTATGTCTGGCGGTGCATTCACCGTCATTGGGTCGCACATTTAAGGACCAAAACGTTAGATTAATCTGTAAATATTTACGTGCTAAACAGAATGCCGAGAGACTGCACGGCTCCTCGTTAGATATGTGCGATGAACAGTCCCGTTTTGGCTTGCGGTATCCAATATAATGCCAAACAAAAATAATAAAATGATAGCTCGTCAAAACAAGAGCAAAAACAAGAAGAATAATAAACAGAATAATAAGACCCAATCTACTGAAGCTAGTTTGGGTCGTCACCTCTTACGTGCACTAGGAGGTTTGGGAGGAGGTGCCGCTGGATTGTTTACTAATGGTCCTGCCGGCGTACTCTCTGGCGCAAATGCTGGGTATGCTTTAGGAAATAGGGCCGCTACAGTTCTAGGTATGGGGTCATATACTGTCAAAAGTAACACATTATATGATAATACCATTAGAACTGGACAGGTTCCTAATATGCATACTTCTGGTCAGTCAGTTATAGTCAGACATAAAGAGTATATTGGTGATGTTGTGTCTTCAGCCACTGCTGGAGCGTTTAACACCACTAGTTTTCCTATCAATCCTGGTATGGCTCAAACTTTTCCTTGGTTGGCTGGTATTGCTAATCAATACCAGGAGTACACTTTTAAAGGTTTGCTCTTTGAGTATAAGAGTGCTAGTGCAGATGCGATTGCATCTAGTACTAATACTTCTCTGGGTACTGTCATCTTCACTACCAGATATAATCCTATACTTCCCGCTCCCACCGGTAAAGTCGATGCACTTAATGAATATTATGCATCGGATGCCAAGCCTTCTGAGGATTTTTGTCATTTCATTGAATGTGATCCTAAAGAAAACCCATTCAATGTTTTGTACGTAAGGGATACTACATTGCCATTTGGTGCTAACAACAATTCCAATAATTTTTCTCTCCAGAATTATGATTTGGGTGATTTGTTTGTTTGTACCCAAGGATTGCAGGGAACCAGTGTTGTCTGTGGTGAGATCTGGGCCTCTTATGAGGTTGAGTTGCGTAAACCAATCATTACTGATTTTGATTCAGTTCAGTCTAATGGCCAATTCTCACTTACAAATGCTTCCGGTATTTCCACCTCCAATTATTTTGGCACCAATCCTGTTGTTGAACAGGGATTTCCTGGTGCCACTGTTACCGTTACGACAAACACTATTAATATAATTGGTCCTTATGAAGGCTCTTTTATGGTTTTCTACTATTTATCTGGTAGTTCAGGTGCATGGTCCACCCCCAGTTGTAACCCCACCACTAATTGTGTTGTTTCTAATGTATTCTTGGCTGATTCTGCTTCTGCTCTAGTAGCTCCCAACGGTGGGTCCACTACCTCTCAGATCATATTTGTTAAGTGTTTTACTTATTCCAACACTTCTGCTCTTTCTAACGTCATGACTGTTACAATCAGTGGTGGTACTTTTGTTTCACCTACTCAAGTTGAATGTTGGGTTATACCTATTAGTAATGAATCAGTTTAATGTTGCTATCAATCGTTTGCAGGTAGACGTTAATTACCTGGATCAGACTCATGTTGTCATCTACTCGCTTATTACCATTTTCTTTATGATGGTATTTTTGGTGTATTTGATATACTCATTGTTTGATTAGAGATCATAACTCTTCAAATGTAATCGTGGTATACCACGCTTGGTAATGAGATTCCTGGTTGGTTGCATATAAACTCAATTGTTGCTTTGACTAATCCTAAGAGTTGGCGCAATTGTCATGGTCATTGGGTAGCTCCCCTCACCCGCCACAGGCGAAGGCGGTATAATAAGAAACCTGAAAAACATTGTATTATTTATTTGTAAATTTGTAATTTTGTTTTAATTTGCCAGTATCCCAGTGCTGGATGGCTTTCAAACGGCCCATGTTTAAGAGACAACAACTCAACCGTGAGATATAAC